GCCTGTGGGCGCTCGACACTGCCCCGCACAAGATCTACGTCGCAGCATCAATGCCTGCCCAAGTGAAGGCGATGCGCCTCGCGTTGGAACTTATCGACTCTGGCTTCTTAGTCACGAGTCGCTGGCTTCGCAAGGACTTCTCAGACAAGCCGGACCAATACGAGCACTGGCGCGACTTTTGCCAATATGAGGAAGTGTGGGGCGAGCAAGACCTCGAGGACCTGGAAGCAGCCGACACACTGGTCATCCTTGCAGATTCCCCGTCCAGCAGCGGCGGGTACCACGTCGAGCTCGGGTTTTTCCTTGGGGCAGGAAAGACGAATATCGTTGTGGTCGGAGATCGGCCAAATGTTTTTTACTGGACCAGGAACGTGAGGTTCGTCATTGGGACAGGGGGGTTGGTGGAGTGGCTGCAGAGTCCGGCGCATGGCAGCAGGCTAGCGCCAGTTGAGCCAGTGCCAGTGGACGCTGCAACGGTTGCAAAACTTGACGAGGACTATCCGTTCTAGGAGAAGGCGATGACCGTTGATGAAGCTATCCTGCAGTTGAACAAAGTGCGAGAGGAATTTTTGGCTTGCGTTCTAGGAGAGAGGCTCAATCAAGACGAGCAGTGGGGCGGCCCACGGCACGACGACGAGCACATCTACTTTGACTGGCTTAGCTTCATCCGTAAGCAGACCATGAAGAAATTCCTCTTTCGGCCGGGCCTCTTCGAGGTAACAATGGTGAAGATTGCAGCCCTCGCAATGGCTGCGTACGAATCGTCGAGGCGGAAGAATCCAGTTGATGGAATTAAAAGGTTGGAGGTAAAAGATGGGCCCCATGCTCCCGATGCCGGGCACGCCGGCATATGAAGAGTTCATTAGGAAGGCGAGGAATCCGGCCTCAATCGAGGGTCAGATGCTCAAGCAGATCATTGCTGATTCGACAACACAGACGCAGCAGCAGGTGCGCGGGATGTTGATGCACATGATCGAAATTGTCCCAGGGCAGTTATTCCGGGACATCGAGCGGTTCCACAAGAAGTTTGGACTGGAGCCGACGAAGGATCCGGGACACAAGCTAGATCCGGAGATGCTCAACTTCAGGATAAAGTTTCTTGTTGAGGAGCTGCTTGAGTATGTCACAGCTTGCGGTTGGACCTTGACAATCGAAAAAAAGCCAGCAATATCAAGTGGCGAGCAACGGAAATGGCTGACGTTAGAACGTAACTGTGAAGTGGAGTTCGACGCCGAGGAGGCATTCGACGGACTCATCGACCTAGTAGTCGTGGCCCTTGGCACGGCATACCTCCACAGATTTTCGTTCAATGATGGGTGGAATCGTGTCCAAGCAGCCAACATGGCCAAGGAAAAATCGACTGGAGCAGACGATCCTCGGTCCAAGCGGCACAGTGCAAATGACATAGTGAAGCCGGAAGGCTGGCAAAAGCCGGTGCTTGTGGACCTCCTCGATGAGGAATGTGGTGCGTGTCATGGCGTAGGCGACCACGGAGACCTATCGATGGAGCCGGCAATTTGCGGAAAGTGCGGCGGAAAGGGAACGGTTAAGCGTGCAAGACCAAGTGGAGACGGTCAACAAGGCTGAGATCAAGTGCCCCTACAACTGCGGCAATCCCACAACGGGCTTCGACAGCGTAATACAACACCTGTACATGGCACATGGCTTCAGTATCAGAAAGGCCGAGACATTTCTTCGTGACGGAGGACTGCCGAGGAAGGTGCGGACTGAGCAGGCATCTGACGCGCGGAAGCTGACCTTGTTGAAGGAGCAGACCGGCGGCAAGACCTTCAGGTGCGTCGACTGCGACTTTGAGACAGGGGCAACAACGTACAGTGGCATCAAGCAAGCGCTGGCCAGACATCGCCAAAAATTTCCAGCGCACCGCAGACTTAGGAGGATAGAACCAGATGCTAGTAAGGGCAGAGATTGAGGCGTACCAAAGCGGGTGCAAGAACATGACCGACGAGATTTTGGAAAAGATCCGTGGGATCTTTCCTGAGGCCTCTAGGTCAGGAGACTACCTCTACAATGCCCAAGGCGTTGTGGATGCGGAAGATCTTCAGCGGCTGTGCACTGAGCTAGATCTCGAGGCGAAAGTAAAACCGTTCAAGGGCAACAGGTTCTTCACCAATAGGGAAGGACTCGAGACTCGCATGAAGCAGCTCGAGGGCGACTACCACGGGTTGAAGGCACTTGCAGAATCCAACGTCGCCGTGCAAATCCACCTCCCCAACTTCGCCTTGCTAATGTTCAACAAGGTACGCCTCCTAGAAGATTGCTGCACAGACCACTTGCAAAGTGAGCTAAATGATGGTTGGCGCATCATCGCGGTCTGTCCACCACTCGACGAGCGGCGGCCAACGTACATACTTGGCAAGTTCGAGCCGGATGAGAAGACTGCAGTAAGTGGAAGGTGCTACTAGGTACAGTACAAGATCAAGGAATATGACGAGGCCTTGGAACTGATAGCTGAACTTAAGCGTCAGGTCGAAGCTGGCGAGATCATGTCGGTCTTGTGTGTTACTGAGAGGACTGACGGCTTGATGGGCGGTTCATGCACTTCGACGCAGAACGTATTTGCTGTAGGTGGATACATGGTGTGTTGGGCACTAAAAAGGATGGGTTTCGTACAAGATGACGAACTCAGAGTCTCAAAACCGGAGTGATCACGCGATAGCTGATACTGCGCAGAAGAGGGCTTGGAGTCCGGGACCGGGGCCCTTGACCACGCTCGCAATCCGTACGTTCACTACCGTTGATCGAGAGGGTCGCCAGTTCTACAAGACGAATCCCTTGGTCCAAACGTGGACGCGGCTGAGGACGGACAAGGATCTTGCGAAGCTAAATGCCGCAATACAACCGTATAGGGAGAAGGACAACGAATGATAGCAGTTACACCCAAGGTGTTTTTTCTTGGTGAGCCAAAAATCAATGAGCAAGGTGTCAAGGACTGGCTGACCCACATTGGTGGTGATGCAGCTCTATCTTGCCTCGCACATGTTGACGGCTCAGACATCGAGCAGTTGATCGAACTTCTTGCAAGACGGTGCTATCGCAGCTATGCACCAGGACTTAACCCCAACGTGACGAAGGTGCGCACGGACAGTGGTGAGTACCATGCAAACATTGCAAAAAGTAAACACGGAAGTGTAGTGGCGAATGGCGGCATGGTGACGTACGCTTTTGAAGATGTGAGTCGCGTCTGGACGCACGAAGCCGTTAGGCATCGCGTTGGCGTAGAATTTAGCCAGGAGTCGTTGCGATACGTCCGGCTGACGGACCTTAGGTTCTGGATACCGCCGATCATTGAAAAAGAAAGTAAGAGGCGAAAGCTTGTCTCGCCGCCGTGGCCACATGGTCGAGGTGATTTTAAGGCAAAGCCAAGCGACATCTTTAAGGCAGTAATTGCTACATGTGAATGGGCCCAAAAAGCTCTCGCCGAGTACTACGACATCGACAACATCAAGGACTTCGAGACCAAGAAGAAGCTCACCTCCGCCTTCAGGCGCATCGCGCCCATTGGCCTCGCCACCGGCATCGGCGTCAGCTTCAACCTCCGCAGCCTTCGCTGGGTCATCGAACAGCGGACGCACGAGTCTGCAGAAGAAGAGATGCGCCTCGTCTTTGGGATGGTAGCCGAGGACGCCATGAGGCGGTGGCCGATGATTTTTGCAGATTTTGAGAAGATTGACACTGGAGACGGACTCTTCAAGTACGTTCCAAAGTACAGCAAAATATAATCTCCGAAACCTTCTCCGACCTCCCGAGCAAAATCCGTGATATAATAATAGTGGTGAAAAAATGGATGCAGGCTTTTTTATTGCGCAAAAACAAGAAGATGGGACTCCCGGCAGACCCGTCGGCAATGACGACGGGTCGATAGCAGTGTTTGAGGAATTGGACACGGCTCTCAAGGTGCGGGACTCACTGGCCGCGGAGCACGGGAAGCTGAGCATTTTTCGAATTAACATTAGCTTTTCGGGAGAAGTATTGGTATGAGTTCTGGAAAACTGATAGCTATTGAGGGAACAGATGGAGTAGGCAAAACGACTCAGTTCAATAGGATAAGGATGTATCTCGGCGGAGGTCCTACCCCAGGGCTCTTCGAGCCAAAAGACGTTGCATTTTCCAAGGATCTCGGAGGTTCCAAGCTTGGCGAAGAGCTTCGCAGAATCATGTATGAGGTAGTTCCTACCAAGGACATGGCACACGGGGTGGTCGACCTCTTGTTCCTCGCAGGGCACGTTCAGAACTGGAAAACTCGCATCGAGCCGTGGCTCAAGGAAGGCAAGATCGTCGTCAGTGATCGCTGGTGGTTGAGCCAGTTCGCGTACGGCCCTTACAGGGGTTGGCACCCTAAGGTTGCTCGGCTGTACGACGAGATGAAGGGTGCATGGCCTGACCTGACAATCTTCTTGTATGGTGATCCATACGAGATGCTGAAGCGGGCAAATGCGCGCGCCGACTCAGCTACTCACCAAAGCCAAAAAGCGTGGAACGATGCAGATAAGCAGTCCAACGTCTTGGCTGAATACTTCAAGTTGTACGGCGGTCGTCCTGGTTGGTGCCCGATCAACGTCGGTGGCAAGGGCATAGACGCCGTGTGGGAAGAAGTTCGCGCGGCAATAGACGCATGCATCTGCAGAAGATAGGCAATGACACCAAATACTTGGCCCGTAGTAGGAGCTAAGGCAAGTCAAGCGTGGCTCAGGCTGATTGGCCAGATCTACCGCAATGGCAATAGCGCGAGACCTAGAGGATTGGAGATCAAGGAGATCCTCTGCAATACGACTGTCACCGACATGCGGTTTCCGATAGTCAGTATTAGGCGCCGCAAGCTAGGCTACAAGTTCCTTGCGGCCGAGGCGTGGTGGATACTTTGCGGGCGCAACGATGTTGCGAGCATCAAGCCATACAGCCGGCACATTGCATCTTTTTCCGATGACGGGCACTATTTTTCTGGCGCGTATGGCGTCAGGGTGGTTGATCAGCTCCGTTATGTAGTTGACACCCTGGTCAAGGACATCGACTCTCGGCAAGCTGTACTGACGATCTGGCGGCAGAACCCGCGCGACTCCAAAGACATTCCTTGCACCATCTCCGTGCAGTGGCTGATTCGCAACGCAAGGTTGTACTGCATTGACACGATGCGGAGTTCAGATGCTTGGTTGGGATTTCCGTATGACTGCTTCAACTTCAGCATGTTGTCTGCTTACATCCTCCTGCTGCTCAGGGAAAGGTCAGGCTTCTTCAAGGAGATCGAACTTGGCGCGCTGTACCTGACGGCTGGTTCTTCGCACCTCTACGTAAATGCAAGGAATGGTGGGGCGCCGAACGTGCCGTACGTGATCGAGGACGTGGAGGAAGTCCTGCAGCACCAGGACGAAATCGACTATGCCCCCCTGTGCATCGACGACTTTGAAAATGCCGACCAGTTGCTCGAGCACCTGGAGCTGTGCAAAGATAAGCATGGCAAGATGGACTTCATGCAGGAGTTTCAGAAGTGAAGACTTACATCAAAGATCTCGTTGCGAACGATGAGGTGACCTCATTCTTCCTCTCGCCGGAACTTCCCACGGTTCGCAAGAGCAAGAAGGATACAGATTATTTGGTTCTTAAGCTGATAGACAAGACTGGCGAAATTGACGCGCGCGTGTGGCAGGTGCCTCGCGGCTTCGATCCCAAATCGGTCGCGAAGAAGATCGTCAAGATCAAAGGTACTGTCTCCGAGTGGAACGAGCAAAAGCAGCTGTCTATTTCTGCCATTCGCCCAATCGTGGATGCCGACAATGTGGACATGGAGGACTTCTTCGAGGCATCACCTTTTCCTATCGAGGAGATGTGGTCAGAGCTGATGCGAATCGTCGGGTCACTTGACAACTCTCACGTGCGGCAACTTCTGTTTAATTTGCTAAAAGCAAACGAAACAGCGTTTAAGAAGTCGCCGGCGGCGAAGAGCGTGCATCACGGGTACATCGGCGGACTTCTGGAGCATACTCTCTCGCTGTGCAAGACCGGAACAGTCTTGGCACTTCGCTACGACTTAGATCCCAACTTGATGGTCGCGGCCGCCGTGCTGCATGATATCGGCAAAACAGTAGAACTGTCGTGTGACATGGGAACCTCTTACACTGTTCAGGGCACGCTCGTCGGGCACATCGTCATCGGACTCTTGATGATGAGCAAGGCCATGGACGAAGACGACAGTTTTCCAGATGACCTGAGAATGACCCTGCTGCACATCATTGAGGCCCATCATGGCAGGTTGGAATTTGGATCACCAAAGACTCCATTGACCAAGGAAGCGCTCGCATTCCACCTGTGCGACATGCTCGACTCCCAGCTCGCGATTTTCGACCGCATGATCAAGGGCGGAATCAATGAGGACAATGTGACGGAGTGGTGCAAGGAGCTTGGCGGGCCGCTGTACGTTCTTCCGAAGGAGTAAAATCATGCGACCATCGTGGGACCAGCACTTCCTTGCAATCGCGCAAGAAGTAGCTAAGATGTCGACATGTGCTCGTCGGCAAGTCGGCTGTGTGCTAGTGGACGACCGCAATGTGATACTTGCGACGGGATTCAACGGCGTTCCACACGGTTTCGACCATTGCCGCGAAAATCCGGGCTATGAATGCCCTGGGGCTAAGTCGCCGTCCGGCACGAATTTGGATGCCTGTCTGGCCATTCATTCAGAACAGAACGCCTTGTTGCATTGCTCGGACATCACCAGAGTGAGGATGGTCTACTGCACGACGAGTCCGTGCATCGGGTGCGTTAAAGCAATCCTTGCATCATTTGCTACAAGGATAGTTTTCTTGGAGACGTACCCTCAATCGGAGGCAATCGAACTCTGGACTCGCTATCCCTTCTTCTCTCCTAATCGTCCTCAAGCCTCAGGTCACAGGACCTGGGAACGGATGCGTTACGATGGAACAGTAGAAGTTTTGGCGTCGAGCGGACTAAGATAGGCAACATGCAATTTCAACCGTCGTTTCCGGAGTTTCTTCCGGAGTCGAACTGGCGTCCTCCGGACTCATTCCCAGACATATCTGACGCGAAGTATTGGAGCCTTGATTTAGAGACTAGAGATCCTCACTTAACAGAAAAGGGTCCTGGCTTCATTCGTGATGATGCATACATCTGTGGTGTAGCAATTGAGGTTCCTGGTTTTCGCGGGTACTATCCAGTAAGGCATGCACAGGGCGCAAATCTAGCACCAAACGTAGTGTTTGATTGGCTAAGGAATCAAGCCAAGGACTTCAGGGGGGAACTTTACGGGGCCAATCTACTGTATGAGGAAGAAGGTTTGTGGTTCGAGGATGTAAAGTTCCACGATGATGTCAAGCGCTGCGATGTTCAGATTTGTGAACCTTTGCTAGATGAAGAAACAGCTGCAGGATATTCTCTAGAGGTTCTGTCTAAGAAGTATCTTGGCGTCGGCAAGGACGAAGAACTCCTGAGGCGAGCTGCCTCGATGTACACGAAGGGATACAAGGACAAGAGGGCCAAGCGGCCAATACCATTCGATCCGAAGGGAGACCTGTGGATGCTCCCTCCAGAGTACGTAGGTGCGTATGGCGAGGGTGACGTAGACAGGCCGCGCAGAATCTATGAGAAGCAAAAATTACAAATAGAGAAGGAAGATCTTTGGGACATCTTCGATTTGGAATCTTCTCTGACTCCAATCCTACTGAGGATGCGAATCGCGGGTGTGCGGGTTGACATCGAGCAGGCAGAAAAGCTCCGCAAACTCCTTACTCGAGAAATTGATCACTACTCCATGGAGATCAAGCGGTATGCTGGCTTCGATCCCAACGTTGACTCTGGCAAGGACATGCAGAAGGCATACGAGAACCTCAATTTTCGCATGCCTGAGCTTCACATAGCAGAAAACTTAAAGTACACGCTCAAGGGAAATGCCTCATTCACTGCAGATTGGTACTCTGCGCAAACAGATCCCCTGTCTAGGATCGTACTGAAGAAGAAGAAACTGATGACGATGCGCGACGACTTCGTGCTCGGTGACATCCTCAAGGAACATGTCAATGGAAGAATACATGCACAGTTCCATCAGCTCAGACAAGATGAAGGCGGAACTCGGTCAGGTCGGTTTTCTTCGTCCGCGCCAAACCTCCAGCAGGTCCCTGCCAGACATGATGACGATCTGTGGGGCAAGGACAGTCCGATATGGGCAGAGGAAGTCCGCAAGCTGTTCATTGCTGAGCCAGGAGAGCGATGGCTCAAGGCGGACTACTCGCAGCAAGAGCCACGACTGCTAGTTCACTTCGCATCACTGTGCCACCTGCCAGGTGCCGACCTCGCAGTTGCAGCATTTAGAAAAAATCCTCTCACTGACTACCACACATTGACGATGGAGATCGTCAACGAAAAGTCTGGGAAGCACTTCAAGAGGAAGCAGATCAAAGGCATCAATTTGGGTGTGATGTATGGCATGGGCTTACCAAAACTCTGCAGGATGCTTGGCATATCAATGCAAGAAGGAGCAGAGATAGTCGCCGCATACCATGCAGCACTTCCTTTTGTAAAAGGCCTGTCGACCAAGGTGATGAGCATCGTCCAGGACAGAGGATTCTTGAGAACGCTGCTGAGGAGAATTCGGCGCTTCAATTTATTTGAGCCAATTCCAGAGAATAAGGAAGAGCGAGCATTCAGGTATCAAGGTCTTCCTCTGGATCAGGCAAAGGAAAAGTGGCACGGTCGCAGACTGCAGCGCTTTGGAGTACACAAGGCTCTGAACGCTTTAATCCAGGGGAGTGCTGCCGACCAGACAAAGTTGGCTATGAGGATCCTGTACTATACCTTCAAAATCGTGCCGCAGCTGACAGTGCACGATGAAATTGGAAAATCAGTCAATGGCCTGGACGAAGCTAGGACAATCAAGCGAGTCATGGAGACGTGTGTAACGTTGGAAATTCCAGTAGTTGCTGAATCCATGCTGGGGCCGAGTTGGGGCGACGCCCACGAGGAGGTCGAATTGGTATGACCTACCGCCAAAATTCTGTCACTCGCCGCTGCGAAATTTGCCTCACGCCAATAGAAGATGGCGAGTGGATGATGGACCTGTTTCGTGACCAAGACGTCGAGGTAGGGTCGCACGTGTGTTGGGTGCATGAGAAATGCGCTCGCAAAGCAATGGAGCGCTGGCTGACTAAGAAGCGGGAAAAGGAAGGAAGACCAGAATGATCGGACAAATGAAGGAGAGTGCTTTCTGGCAGCAGACCAAAGCTGGTCTCGACGGCCCGGACGTGCACCTCTCGCGCATAGAAAACACTGCCGGGACTGGCATTTCCGACGTCAACATGTGCTGCAACGGCGTCGAGATCTTCATCGAGTTGAAGATGTTCCACGGCACCAAGCTGCACTTTCGGATGTCTCAGCGGTCGTGGATCGTGCGCCACCTCAACTGCGGTGGTCGAGTCTTCGTGATGGCTAGGATGGGCGATGTGCTGTACCTCTACAACGCGCAGGTATGTATGGACGCGGAGCACACGCCACATGCAGATCGCAAATCATTCACGGTCGACATCAAGGCGCTCCCTCCACCCCTGTACGTGTGCAAAAAACCGTTCAAGTGGAGGGAGGTGCGAGAAAAACTGTTAGGTCTTTCTTAATATCATATCTGAGCCTCCATAGCTCCTATGTGATACAATAGAAATATAGTGTGTTTGTTCGCACAATGCACGATGAGGAGTAAGCAATGGATCTTTCTGAGATGATGGAGAGCGACGCACAGGAGCAGGTAGCTCGACACTTTCCCACAGATGAAGAAATGCGGACCGTAGCAGAGCTCGCCAACGAGCAACTGCGGCTGGAAAAGCTGGTCACTGACAGGGAGCTGGAGCTGCGCACGATCAAGGACCAGCTGGCCAAGGTTCGCGAGGTAGACCTGCCGAAGGCCTTTGAGGCGTTCAGCATCACGGGAGTCAAGCTGCTGGACGACACAACCGTAAACATCAAGGAAGAAATCTTCTCGGGAATCACCGAGGAGAACAAGTCGGCGGCCTTCGCATGGTTGGAGGAGACCGGGAACGACGGAATCATCAAGAACGAGATCAAGGTTCCCTTCGGCAAGGGGCAGGACGCCGACGCCAAGGTTGCTAGTGAGTTGTTAACGACGGCAGGCTTCAGCTTCAGCAACAACAGGTCTGTGCACCCTCAGACGCTCAAGGCGTTCGTCAGGACGCAGCTGGCAGACGGAGAACCGATACCGACCGATATCTTCTCCATACACGTGAAGAAGACCGCAGAAATCAAGTTGCCAAGAAAGAAGTAAAAGGAGTACCGCACGATGTCTAAGAAGCTTCAAGAGGCGCAGACTGCAACCGCGCCTGAAACAAAAGAAACTGACATGGCCGTAGTTGTTGCGCCGCAAGGCGGAGAACTTGTCGTGGCCTCATCGCTCGACGAGATGTTTGAAGAAGACGCTGGCGCGGGGTTGCAGAATCTCGGGGCGAATGACTTTGCCCTGCCTTTCGTCACGGTGCTTCAAAAAGGCTCTCCTCAGGTGTCCCGAGCCAATGCAAAGTACATCAAGGGCGCTGATCAAGGGATGATCTACAACACTGTCTCGCAAGAGCTGTACCCCGGCGATGAGGGAATCTCATTCATCCCTTGTGGCTGCACGAAGTCGATCGTCGAGTGGAAGTCTCGCGACTCTGGAGGCGGACTGGTAGCGCACCACAAGGAGGGCGATCCCTTCCTGAAGACCTGTACAAGGAACGAGCGTGGCCAGCTCGTCGCTCCAGAGAGCGGGAACATACTCGTCGACACAGCGTACCACTTCGGCCTGCTCGTCAAGCCGGAAGGATTTCCGGAGTATGCAGTGATCAGCATGTATTCCACGGGCCTCAAGGTCTCTCGCAACTGGAATACGGCGATGCGCGCCATCATGAAGCGCGGAAGATCGGGGGTCTACAACCCACCAACGTACAGTCATTCGTACAGACTTAAAACTGTTGCGATGACTAAGGATTCTTACGACTGGTTTCAATTTTCGATTACAACTGAAGTCGAGATCACCGATCCTGATATCTTCAAAATGGCGAGAGAGTTCGCCCGCCAGATTGAGCAAGGCGCGGTCAAGATTTCTGCCCCGCCCTCCGAATTCGACGAGGCTGCAGTCAACGACCCCATCCCGTTCTAAGCTCACTCACAAGCTCCGCAAGTCGAGGGCGGACCTCTCCGGAGGTCCGCCCAGAAGTAGCTTTTGGAGGGCGACGAGATGGGCGGGACTTCATTTGGAATTATCTACTGCATCACGAACCTCGTGAATGGAAAGCAGTATGTAGGGCAAACTATACACTCGCTTAAGCTGCGGTGGCGGCGTCACCAGCACTATGCTAAAAGAGGTAGTGACGGTGCTATACACAGAGCTATCCGTAAGTACGGTGCTGAAAACTTCAAAATCGAGCAGATTGATACCGCCGATTCATTGGATGAATTGAATAATAAAGAAGCATCTCACATCCTTCTGCGAGTAACTCTCTCACCGAGTGGCTACAACTTAACAACTGGAGGAGATGGCTGCTCACTATCTGAAGAAACTAAGCAAAAAATTTCTAGATCAGGACTTGGCAGGATCTTTTCTGAAGAACATATAAGAAAGCTAGTTTTTTCGGCTACCGGAAGAATTCACTCAGAAAAATCAAAGCAAAAAATGTCGCAGTCACATCTTGGTTACATCACGCAAAAAGAGACCAAGGAAAAACTATCAGCGGCAGGTCTTGGGCGACTTCACTCAGAAGAGTCTAGGCAAAAAATGTCCCAAGCGCGCACTCGCGACACAATTCCAAAAGAAATCCGACAAGGACTAATTGAATCTTTTGCTAAAACTCATTGCAAATGTGGGCATATCTTTGACGAAATCAATACATATATTGAACCTAGTAGTCTTAGGCATATTTGCCTAACATGTTGGTATTTGAGGCATACCAAGGTTAAAATGCCTAAAAGATTGGAGTGCTATGTCACTGGAAAATAGCACCACCCTCACCTTGCTGGCAGAAGCTTTCATGCAGAGATTCGCTGGTATGGAGCGAGCCTACGGTACTTACGACCTATCCACTCCAGTAATTAGGGGCGATGGCAAGAGAAACGGGCGCGCTGTGACGAAAAGAGAACCCGTGACTCTCTCGCTGTGGTTGGACCACTTAGCAGGAAAGCAGCCTGGTCTCGGGATTATTCCAATCCGTGACGGAAATGACTGCGTCTTTGGCGCGATAGATGTCGACGAATATTCCGGTCTTTCCCATCAGTCCCTCGTTTCTAAGCTAAAGCGAAATAATATCTCGCTGGTAGTTTGCAGGACCAAGTCCGGTGGCGCCCATCTTTACTGTTTCGCCAAGGCTCCCGTACCTGCGTCAAAAATGGTGATGAAGCTTCGAGAAATAGCTTCATTTCTAGGATTCGGCAATTCTGAAATCTTCCCTAAGCAGACTCAAGTGCTTGCGTCACAGGGAGACGTTGGGCAGTTTATCAATATGCCGTATTTCGGTGGAACTCGCGGCATGCGTTATGCTGTTGATATTGACGGCAATGCCATCTCTTCAGAAGCTTTCCTAGATTATGCCTCAAACATGTCGGTGGCCACACAGTGGTTTGACGAAAAAATAGTAGAGAGCAAGGAGTTTGTGGATGGTCCTCCCTGCCTACAAGCATTGTCACAAATCGGATACCCTCCTGGTACCAGAAACGATGGCTTGTATAATATAGGTGTCTATCTTCGTCGTGCCAATCCAGATGATTGGCAAGACATGCTTGAAGATGCCAATCGCCAGTATATGGAACCTCCCTTGATGCTCCAAGAAGTTCAGGGCATCATAAAGTCTTTGCAGAAAAAAGATTATGCTTATGCCTGCACTAAAAATCCTATATGCAATCATTGTAACTCGGCTTTGTGCAGGACAAGAAAGTATGGCGTTGGTGGCGGTGGTGCAGGCGGTAGATTTCCAACCTTAGGAAATCTTGTAAAACTCGACACTAAGCCGCCAATATGGTTTTGGACGGTGAACGACTGCAGGCTTGAGCTGACTACTGATGATCTCCAAGATCCTAGGCGCTTCCAAAAAAAGTGCATGGAATCTTTGAACCTAGTAACATCGATTCCCTCGCGCCCTGTGTGGGAAGCTGCCGTGCAAAATTCTATGAATAGCGTGACAGTTATAGAAGCTCCTGCCGACGCTTCTCCAGAAGGTTTGTTCTGGGACATGCTGGAAAAGTTCTGCACCGGCCGAGCACAAGCCCTGACACTCGATGAGATCACGCTCGGAAAGCCATTCACCGATCGAGGACGAACCTACTTCAGAATGGCGGACCTTTTGAATTTCTTATCCATGCACAAGTTCTACGAATTCCGAAGCCCCAAAATTGCCTCAATGTTGAAAGATGCTAGAGCTGACCACCATTTTTCCAACTTGAAGGGACGCGGCGTCAACTACTGGTCCATCGCCGCATTTGCGAGGCAGACCGAAACCTTCGACGTACCGAGCGCTGCTCAAGACTCCGGAACCCCGTTTTAAGAAGCCGCAACATGGATCCATCAAAGACGAGGATAATCTTAGGTCCGCCAGGAACTGGAAAGACAACTAATCTGTTAGCTGTTGTCGAAGATGCACTGGCGAAAGGCACTCCACCAAATAAGATCGGCTTCATTAGCTTCACGAAAAAAGCTGCCGAGGAGGGAAAGTCCAGAGCCTCTGAGAAGTTCAACATCTCGCCAGAAGATCTCCCACACTTCAGGACCATCCACTCCCTTGCGTTCAAGCATGTGGGAATGCGCAGAGATCAGGTACTCAACTGGACGCACATAAGAGAGCTTGGCAAGATGCTTGGCTTAGATTTTAAGGGCCGCGGCGAGGTTCTAGACGGTGACGCGTACGGGATGAACGTCGCTGATCGAATGCTGTTCTTGGAAGGACTAGCAAGGAACAAGAAAGAACCACTTCAGAAAGCGTGGAATGAAGCTTTTGAAGATTCTATCGACTGGTATGAGCTGGAGCGCTTCGCCAGGACCCTGACCTCGTTCAAGAGGAGCAGGTCACTGTACGACTTCACTGACATGCTAGAACTGTTCAATAGTTCTGATCCAGGAACGATGCCTGAATTTGACCTGCTAGTAATTGACGAGGCGCAAGATCTCAGCGACCTGCAGTATGACGCCGTAGACCTACTGTCAGCAAATGCGAGAGAGGTTGTGGTGGCGGGAGACGATTGCCAGAGCATATACTCTTGGTCAGGAGCAAATGTCGATCGCTTCATCGACCTGCAAGGCGAGCAGGTGACGCTCGATCAAAGCTATAGAATCCCATCATCAGTCCACAAGCTTGCGGACTCAGTCTCAAACCGTATTAGCAGCAAGCGAAATAGATCTTGGCGATCGAGGCCGGAGGTAGGAGCTGTCAACTTTTTCTCTGGGATAGAGGAGGTTGACCTGAGTTCAGGAACCTGGCTCTTGCTTGCCCGCAACGGGTACATGCTCGCCGAACTCGAGGACTACTGCCTGTCGCAAGGATTCTCGTTCAACTCCGTCAGCCGCGACCCCCTGAAGAGTCCAGCGCTAGGAGCTATCAAGACCTGGGAAAATCTACGTAAAGGCAAAGACGAGTCTGCTGAGCACGTGCTAGACTGCTTAAAGTACGGTGGCCAGGGGTTGGTGCCGAACTTCCTAACTAAGAAGCTAAAATCTGACGACTCTGGAAGAATGTACGGGATGCCTGAACTAGTGTCGATGGGGCTAACTTCTACGGAAATTTGGCACGTCGCACTTTCCAAAATTTCTCCGGTAGAGCGCGACTACTTCATTGCGGCGCGCAAGCGCGGTGAGAAGTTGTTGGGAAAGCCGCGCATCTCGATCAGCACCATTCATAGTTCGAAAGGGAGTGAGGCGGAAAATGTTTTGCTCTTGACTGACATCTCATATCGCAGCTTCACCAACATGGAAAAAAACTATGACGACGAGTGCCGCGTTTTCTATGTGGCAGTGACAAGATGCAAGCAAACATTGAACGTGATCATGCCAAGAACAAACTTGTGCTTTGACCTATAGCTATATGCCTTATGGAATTATTTATTGCATAACGAATACTGTCAATGGAAAGCAGTATGTCGGTCAAACTAAGAATTCTTTTTCTACTAGGTGGAGATACCACCTGTATTATGCCAAAAATAAGCTAGGAACGTCAATTTTTCATAACGCAATAACTAAATACGGAAAAGAAGCCTTTGTTTCGGAAGAATTAGCCACGTGCAATACTCAAAAAGAACTTGATAAAAGAGAAATCTTCTTCATCACCGAGTTAAAAACCAAAACCCCATTCGGCTATAATCTTACGGCTGGTGGCAATGGAATAACGAAAAATTCTTGCCTTAAGATTTCTGCCTCCAATAAAGGACTAGTTAAATCGCCTGAGACTAGAATGAAGTTGTCCGCTGTTAATAAGGGAAAAAGTATACCTAAGGAAGTACGAAACAAAATTTCTGCTGCACTAAAAGGACGTAAGATATCATTTGAAACTAGGGATAAAATGTCTCTGGGGCAACTAAACAGAAAACAAGCTCCGCCAAATCGGTTTTGCAAAAAAGGGCACCCCTATGACATTATAACAACTTATACAAATAAAGGTACTGAAGCTCGTTGCTGCCTTGTATGCCACTATCTTAGTCGAGCAAGTAGAGGTTATCCTTTTCCTGACAGGTTTAAACCGTACTTAAAATAAAATTAGTCTAAATCGAGAAAGAATGACACTAGCCCAATTCACAATCCATGCAAACCGCATACTATCATTGCACCGTACTCTGGAGATTAGCGACGAGGAGATGTACAACATCTTCGAGAAGCCTGAAAGAAAGACGCCGCTGGGCAATGCGGCGGCAAACTTTTGCGGGCTACCGACTGAGACGAAAACTCTTGCACAATGGCTAAAAGCGAACGAACTGATCATTGTGCGGAACATAGTCAGGGGGCACGTGGGTCTTGATGAAGAAGGAGTCTGAAGATGGGCGAGATAACCTACACAGAATACCCGTTCAAAACAAGACCGTATAAGCACCAACTCGACTGCTGGCGCATGAGCAAAGATTTAGAGGCTTATGCACTGTTCATGGAAATGGGCTGTATAGATGGCGAAGCTGAGATCCAGATAAATTGGTTTGGTGCTGGGCGAAGAATTACCCTGGGTGAACTATTCACTAAAGGACTGGGCAGCAAGAGTAAGTCTGATAGGGGCGTAAGAACTAGGTCATTCATTGACGGAAATTTTCGCCTGAACAAAATATTAGGGATTTTTAACTCAGGAGAAAAAGAAACAGTCTCGTTAGAACTTACATCAGGAAAATCTTTAATCTTAACGCCTGACCACAAGGTACTAACCACAGAAGGTTGGGTAATGGCGCAAGATCTCCGCCTCTCACACGAGGTACTGACAAATGTCTCAAAAATTGAGTGGGACCTTCGTAAAGCATCTAGACCTAGGGAGGTTGCACCGCCATGCAGTTTGTGCGGTAACCCGAATAGTACAACTACCAAAAAGTCCAAGTACTACGGTTGGTGTCGTTCTTGCATAATGAAATATGTTAGCATAAATTCTGACGGTTGGACCATTGACAAGGATGGCTATGTCAGAGTTGGAGGGCACAAGGACCATCCTAGGGCGACTCGTTCAGGCCAAGTTTTAGAGCACATCCTAGTAATGGAAGAAAAACTTGGTCGTCCATTGCTGTCTGAAGAAAGAGTGCACCACAAAGATGAAGATCCAAGGAACAACGATCCTGGAAATTTAGTACTAATGACGAAATTGGGACACGGTGACGACCACGAGTGGTTCAAAAATCTTCGGCAAGACGTTTTCACCCCTGTTCCAGATAGAGTTAAGAATGTGCGATCTACAGGAAAACGCCAAACATTTGACCTAGCGATGGATGAGCCAAGCCACAGTTTTATAGCCAACGGAATAACAGTGCATAACTGCGGCAAAACCAAAGTCGTAATCGACAATGCAGGATACTTGTTCTTGAAAGAAAAGATCGATGCCCAGGTGATTGTTGCGCCAAAAGGAGTGTACCTGAATTGGATTGAAAACGAAATTCCAGTACACAATTCCGAGGCTGTTCCTCTATTGTCCGCATACTGGTCTTCTTACGCTCGCAAAGAAGAGAAGGAAGCGTTAAAAAAGCTTCACCAGCCAGGAAAATTTCTCAGAACTTTTGTGGTAAACGTCGAAGCCATGGCGTCTGAACGTGCCGTAGACGAGGTAGTCGCCTTCCTAAAAAAATATAAATGCATGATGACGATCGATGAAAGCACAACAGTTAAGAACCCCCAGGCCAAACGTACTAAGATCCTCATCAACCTTGGCAAGTTCGCCAAGTATCGGAGAATTTGCTCTGGTAACCCAATACCAAACGGACCATTGGACCTTTATTCTCAGAGTGAGTTTCTTCAAAAGAATTTGTTGGGATACTCCAACTACTTTGCCTTCCGCAATCGGTTTGCTGTGCTAGTTGACCAGCAGTTGGGGCGACAGTCCTTTAAGAAGGTTGTCGGGTACAGGGATCTTGACTCACTCAAGATGCTTATGCGGCGTTTTTCGTACATCATCAAGAAAGCAGACTGCCTGGATCTTCCGCACAAGGTCTATCAAACTGTCGACATCACGATGGGCCCCCGTCAAACGGCTGCTTACAACAAGATGCTGCAAGATGCTTTCATCCAGCTGTCTGGTGCGTCACAGGTCAGCGCCACAATGATAATTACGCAGCTCCTGAGACTCCACCAGATCTCTTGCGGATTCTTGAAGCCGGATCAGATGGAAGAGGTTCCATTCGGCGAAGAAAACGATCGCTTGGAAACTTTACTAGATTTACTCGAGCAAGCACCGGGGAAAGTGATCATCTGGGCGACGTATCGCTACAACATCAGGGAAATAATTGCCGCAATAGGAAAGAAGTTTGGCGAAAAATCGGTTGTAGATTTTTACGGTGCGACTAGTGCAGACGATAGGAAGGAAGCAAAGGCAGCATTTCAAGACCCAAATTCTCCCGTCAAGTACATGGTATCAAACCCGGCGTCTGGAAGATTTGGGAATACTTGGACCCAGGGCACGACCGTAATCTACTACTCCAATGACTATAACCTGGAGTCGAGGGAGCAGTCGGAGGACAGGGCCCACCGCATAGGACAGTCGGGGGCAATCCACGGAGACGAGACAGAACCG